TAATTATACAGGAAACATAAAAAAACGGGGTGGTGAACCCCGTCTAGTATTATTCGGTTTTCCTAATCTAAAACCAATCGACATTCACTAATACAACTTTTGTCATCTATTGCACAGTCAGTGATACACTCAAAGTATTCTGTTACCTGGTCTGTATCATTGGACTCTTCATATGAAGGCCATGCTTTGAGATTATTATACGAGATTAAATTGTGCATTTTACCTCCAGTGTACTTCTAATGTTTTCATATTAACACAAAAGTATTTATATGTAAAGCATTTTTTTCAAAGACTTTAGTAAAGTTACGTATCTTCTGCTGGTTTAGTTTTCTTACCTATATTATACTTCTGTTCTAATATCCAATCTCCTTTATCTTTATAAGAAAGAACCTTAATTTGATTAAGTGGTGCAATATCAGTAACTGCTTCATCATTGACTACAGAGATAAGGCCCCAATCAGCCAGAAGACGGGTAATACGATTCCTACGTTGAACATCATTACCAGTAAGGTTAGCATGTTTACCATCAAGAGCAAACAATTCCTTAAAGTGTACTATGTAATACCTACCCTGCTTATGCAAGATATGACAACTTTGATATAATTTCTTTTCCTTCCTTGATGCTACACCAATTCTTGTGAGAGTTTCTCTTACCTTTAAGAAATCATCTGGTTCATTTAGGGTCACCTCTACCATTTGGGCTTGCGACCACTGGACAGTAGGTTCTGTGGTAGTCATTTCGATCCTCCAATTTCAAGTCGTTGTTTAATAAAATTAATTTGTTCAGGGGTTAATATTTTCAAAGCATTAGATGCCTTTTCGTTACTATAACCATAGTATTGTTTAATGATTTCGAGGTCTGTGACTTTATCCTTACGGAGCCAGGGACTGAATCTCTTTCTTTTCCTAAGTGTATTTAGATAAAATGAATATTGCATGTCCTTATCAAGGAAAGAGTATTTATTCATCTCATTTGTAAAGAGAATACAATCAAGGTTTCCTGATAAACAACGATTAATTATATAAGGTGCATAAGTTTTAATCTCAGAAGGATCTTCCTCAATAAGATTTTGCTTATTGAAGTTAATAGAATTAAGCCAGTCCTTTAATTCCAATGTCTTATGACCCCTGCAATAATAAAACAGTTAGTGATGAGATAAGATACGAAAATAATAGAACGTACCAGAACAATGTAATTGTCGTATCGTTTAGTCTTTTCATCAGAGAAGCTACCCAGTGCATACTTCCATATTCTCCACATTTTTTTCATAATTAAAAAGTAATAGTTCCTTACGTTTTTGTTGTTCTCTCATATACTCACCAACCGACCTCATGGTATATGTTAAATCAAACTCTGCTGCTTTCCATTGTAATCCAGTAAACCTATCTTTGACAAGTTGTTCTGAATTATAACTAATCAACATAGGTATTGAACTCTGACTACAATCTTCTGCAAACTTATCATGGTCAAATCCTTTATGCATTGCACCCTTCTTACCATATAAGTTATCTTTAATATCATAAGGAGGATCCATATACATAAAAACTCCCTCATGATTATTTTCTCTCATCAAATATTCATAAGAATATGAATTAATATTCCAATTAGAAATTATCTCAGAATAACCAGGCAACTTCTCAATACCTCTCATAGAAAAATTAGATACCGATGCTTGTTTAGAAAATGATGATGACTCAGTAAGTCCTGAGAAACTACATTTATTAACAATATAAAATGCTGCTGCACGTTCTACACAATCAACACTTGGATCATTAATTCTTTTCTTAGACTCAAGAAATAACTCTTTTGCTGATGATGGTTCTGGATGAGTAGACTTATAATTTTTTATTTTTTCTGTTAAGTCATCTCCAAATTGTTGCAGCTGCCACCAGAAATTTACAAGAGGTTCGTAAAGATCATTAACCCAAATCTTTAAATGTGGGTACTTTTTACTAACATGTATAGCAACAGAACCACCACCAAGGAATGGTTCACGAAATTCAGTATACTCTCTCAAGTCTGGAAAGTATAAATCCATTTTGGTGCAAGCACGAGACTTACCACCAGGATAACGAAGAGGGGTTTTCAATGATTTCATTTCGGTAACTTCCGATTAAAATTCCAATAATCAAATTTTTGCCAAGTATAGTATACACCAATTAATGTTCTTTTTACAAACTCTTCAAGAAATATTAAAGAGATAAAAAAACAATCTTCTAAAGTTTTCATAAATCCAAATGCAACTGTACTGCAGCTGCAGGAGGTGTATAAGATGTATCATGAAAATTACAATATTCATTAAAAGTAATCTTCATTTCTTTTTGCGAGAGACCACAATATTTTGCTGCTTCAGGTACATTCCATTTTGCCCTAAACAACATTTCCATTGCGTGACGAGTCTCTTGCCTCATTTAATAAAATCTGGGACCATACTCTCTACCAACTTCAACCTCAACTGTGTCAAAAATTCTGTTTAGTGAACGAGCAAACGTTCTATATCCAGAACCAACATATACTTGTCCAAGTACAACTGATACTGTTGCTACACCCCAAAAGATATAATAGAATCGTGATTTAACTTGTGCTCTCACTTTTTCTTTACTAATCATAATAATAGGTACACTTATATCTATTCTACACTAACTAAGCAAAAGTTGCAACCATAACTATTCTACGACCAAAGGTTGGAGGGTGATGATAATGTTTACCTTCAAAAATTATAATTTCATCTTCAACAGGAGAATGTCTATCCTCTCCAACTACAGTATCCCCATCAGTATCTGACATATAAATTATCATATTCTTGTGAGGAAAAGAATGATCAACATGCTCAAAAGCAGGTAAATTATTTACAGTAGGATGTACGCAATTAATACCCATACGATAAACAACATCTACATCTAAATCATTTGCCTTAATAATCTCATCTAAAACAACATATGCCTCTTTAACTTTCATTGAACTTTCTATAGAATATTTTGCATCTCCTGGTCCTGATAACAAGGTGTGAAAATCAAATCCAAAATTTTCATGACCATCATGGATAAGACCATCTTCTATAGTCAAAATAGTACCATTATCCCAATACCAAGGTATCCAACTACTAAAGACCCAATCTTTAAATTGAACATATTGCCGAGTTTTAGGATTATGTAAAACCTTAATCATGTGTTCTTTTATCCTCTTCAAGTTGTAGTTGTCTTTCAAACTCATACTTTAATGTACTTAAAGGTTGAGATAAAAAAGTTTCCCATTCATTATCTTCAATCAAATCTTCAAGATGTGCCACATGCTCTAACGCATATACTAACTTAACATGGTTATTCATCCTTGGCATCCGCTATGTCCTGTAATTGGTACAAACTTACTAAATCTAAATGCACAGATTCCATAAAATCATATGCTTCATTATTTACTTGACGATCTACAATAGAAACTACACGGTCAACCTGATATCCAGCATCACGAAGTCTTGTTGCTGCTTTAATAGCAGAACCACCTGTAGTAATAACATCTTCTAAAACAACCACCTTAGACCCTTCTGGAAGAACTGGACCTTCAATCCATGCACCTGTACCATGACCTTTAGGTTCTTTACGAACAATTAAACCAGCAAGTTCCCATTCCAATAAAGATGCTCCCATAGCAACACCACATACTAAAGGGTCAGCACCTAATGTAAGACCTCCTACTGCCACTGTATCGGGTTCTAAACAATCTATTATCATATCCGATACCATTGCAAGACCTTTACCACTTAAAGTAACAGGTTTACAATTTATATAATGTTCGCTTGTACGTCCTGAAGAAAGAAGAAACTCTCCTTTACGATAAGCATCTTTACGCAATAGTTCTAAAAATTCATCTTGCATGAATCAATCCTCATGAGTATGTTTATCAAGTTTACCAGACATAACATAGGCATCCTTATTTCCACCATGACCGTGGGCAATACCTAATTCATGCATCTTTGCATGTTCATCTATAGGATCACGTAAGTCTACTTTACCTGGTCCTATAGTAAGGTATAATCCATACCCCATAATAAAGAATAATAGTCCAACTATAATGAATACTAAAATCATTTAAATTTACACTCCACCATAATTTCGGTAAGACATGCTAACATATTTATCTCTTGGTCTGCTACGAACGCACTCTGGTACTGATACTTAGCAATAACAAGAACAGCAGCAGGAATGGAGCTATGTACAAGGGAAGTTGAAAGAGTGTCGTAAATACGACGCAAAAGTACGCCAGAATCATTGTCCAAGTTATTGACACACCATTTACGTACTTCCGTAAAGTTTTTTTCCTTAAGATTTTTAATGAGATCATTTACTTTTACGTCAGAGAAATGTGCAAGTATTCCAGTATCTATTTTACCACTAACAGAATATCTTTGACACTCATTTAAAACTCTTCTCCAATCAGGAAAGTGTTTATTAATTAATTCTGCTAAGACTTTCTTATCTGCTTCAATACGTTCTTGCTTTAAAATATCTACTAATCTTCCGAAGAACTTTGCTGCAATTTCTTGTTTAAACTTTTTCTGAATACCAAACTCCACCACAGCACATCTCGAATGCAGGGGTTCAATGATTTTATTTTTGTAGTTGCAAGTGA